CCGTCCGATCACTGCTATGCTACTTACTTCGTGCCGTCGATGGAGTTCGGCGGGCACGATCTGAGGGCGGAATACTACGATTACACCGTACAGGTGACGCTTTTGTTCAGGGACTATTTCAAGGCGGAGGATACAGCCATAGAAACAGCCTTTGAAGAGAGCGTGAGGGACTGCGGGAGCTTCAGCAAGAGCTGCGGCTATGACAGTTCGAACGATCAGTTCTATACTGAGTATACATTCAAATTCAAGGAATTTTTTGACACTGAATAAGGAGTGAAAAATATGGTCAAAAGACAGACTTACTACGGCTCCGGTACTATGTACGAGTTCGTAGCGTCCAATATCAAGGACGCGTCCGGCAATGTCCAGATCCCTTCCACCAAGGAAGCTATCAAGACATTCGCACAGACCTGGGCTACCGCAGAGAACCAGATCGGTTTTCTGAAGAACGGCTTTCAGGTAGAGATCACCACCGAGAAGCTGGAGGATCAGTCGGATCTGGGCGAGATGAAGATCACACTGATCACCAAGGAGAACGCCACCGGCACATTCGCACTGTTCAACAGCTGCGGTGAGACCCTTTCAAGGCTCTATCCCACAGCGCACACCGTATCCGATGTAACTACCGTGGGCGGCCTTGCAAACACCACACAGGACGATCATGTGCTGCTTTTCGTTTCCGCGAACAAGAACGATGATGGTGAGCAGACCGTGTTCATCGCACTGGGCAAGAATACCGAGGGCTTCTCCATCAACTGGAACCCCGACAGCGTTGAGCCTATGAGCTGCAAGTACGATCTTGTACCCTTCAACACCGCCGGCAACCTGTTCAGGATCGCAGAGGTCAGCGGGCTTCCCAACCTTCCCGTGACATCCGGCGACACGTACACCATCTCTTACATCGAGAACGGCGGCGTATGGGCTGACGGATATGAGCCTCCCGCAAGCTATACACACGATGCGACCAGCACCGATGATGTCGACCTGCCTACAAGCAGCAACATCACCAAGACCGGTGCTACCTTCGGCGGCTGGTATGAGGTGAACGCTCTTACCACTCAGGTCACCGAGATAGATGTATCTGTGGATACCGGCAACAAGACGTTCGTCGCTAAGTGGACCTGATCGTGAGGTGATAACATGAGCTATGCTAACACCAAGAACTACACAGAGCAGGGCGGTGAGCGCACCGTCATAGGCGGTGAGCTGGTGTTCGAGAGGACGTCTGCGGGCGTGCTCCCCAACATGGCGACCCCTGCAGCAGACGCTAATGCGTCCGCTGTACGCTCGGCGCTGATCACCCTCGTGACGAACATGAAGGACTACGGCCTTATGGCTGCGGATCCTATGGCGCTCACATATGCGGCTGTAACGTCCGACGCAGAGACCGACAGGGCATTCAACACCGGAAAGATCAGCAGCGTGACCGTTGACAATGAGGCGCACACCATCACCGTTGCACTCTCCGAAAAGGTGAGCGCTCTCAAGGACTTCGACGGACGCGGTGAGTGGGGCGTACACAAGTGGCTGGGTATCGGTCTGACTGCGGGCGTGGCTCTTACGTCCCTGCAGTACAACGGCACCATGCTCACAGCTGAGGATGTGACAGAGGCTACCAATGTAGGCCTGTCCACTGACTACTTCGTGCGCTGGATCGCTGCGGATCTGGTCCTTGCAGGGGACAACACACAGAAGACAAAGGACAAGTTCGTCCTTTGGTCCAGCGGCTACGCACAGACGGAGTACAAGCTCATCATCACAGAGCCCTCCGAGTGACGATATGAGAGGGGCGGCAATAGTCGCCCCTTTTTGTGCGAGGTGTGTATGGATATACTGGATAAGGCAATAGCGTTCTACGGGCCCGATAACCAGATGATGCAGACGTGCGAGGAGCTGAGCGAGCTGATACAGGCGATCATAAAATACCAGCGGTATGGTGAGGAGAGAGCGCCCGATATAGCAGAGGAGATCGCGGACTGTGAGATCATGATCGAACAGGTCAAGCGGATCCTGGAGTTCACCGAGTACGACATAGACGCATGGAAAAAGCGGAAGCTGGAACGGTTGGAGCGGTACATATCATGAGGGCGTCGTGCAAATACTGCGGGCGGGTGCATCCGAGGGGGTACAGGTGCCCGAAAAAGCCCGTGTTCCGGAAGAACAAACAGCAGAAGGATCATTTCAGGTCGACAAATGCGTGGCAAAAGGTCAGAAAAGCTGTATATCAGCGCGACCTGGGGCTGTGCCAATGGTGTCTGCATGAGGGCAGATACACTGGGGGCGAAGAGGTACATCATATCGTCCCGCTTATAGAAGACTACGACCTGCGGCTGGAAAAGACCAATCTGATACTGCTATGTCCCGCGTGTCACCATGACGCGGATGACGGGAGGATAGCAGCGAAGAAATTACGGGAGATAGCAGAGAAGAATGAGGTGAACGAATGAACTTTGAGATACGTGACGGGCGGCTGCATCTGGCAGGATACGTCAATGCGGTGGAGCGCGACAGCAAGGTGATCATGACGGCGCGGGGGCGCTGTGTGGAGCAGGTGGCGGCGGGTGCGTTCGCGGCGTCCATGGCGGACGGCCACGAGATCCGCATGATGCTCGATCACAAGCGAAACATCGGTACCACTACCGACGGGACGCTGTCGCTCAAAGAGGATAATATCGGCCTGTATGCAGAGGCGTCAACGGATGATGAGGAGCTGATGATGCTGGCAGGCAAGGGAGAGCTCCGTGGCTGGTCCTTCGGTTTCGTGGCAAAGGATGACGAGATCGAGGAGCGCAGCGGTAAGGAGCCGCGCAGACGGGTGAAGGCGCTGGACCTGCAGGAAGTCTCCATCCTGTCGGTGATGCCTGCATACAACGGCACGTCCATAGAGTGCCGCTCGTATGATGAGTGCGCACTGCCCGAGGATGTCGATATCGTCGATGACGGCGTCGATGACGGGACTGTCGAGGATGTCGATACAGTCGACACGTCCGCTGTGGATGAGCTGAGGGCATATGCCAAGCTGATGAAGATGAAGGGGTATATCCTTCGTAAGCGCGAGGAACAGAGGGCGCTGGAGATGAGATATAACCACTATCATGATCCTGTGAATGGTCGATTTGCGAGCGGTAGGGGCGGAGGTGAAGGGCTGCGCTATTCCTTCGGCAGAGGTAAGGGCAGTGAGATAGTGGGGGCGAGCTCTTCGCTGACACCTACCAGCGAAACAGTGGGCGACGTGTTAAGACGTGTCACTCAGGAAACAGGCAGAAAAGGAAGACAGCAAGTCCAGATAGGGAACAAGACGTACCATAAGGCAGGTACAAATGCCGGTTGGAAGGAAGGGTCATTTGAAGATGATGCGGCAGGAAGAAAGCATGACGCTGAACGCACAGGGATAATCCAGTATAACTTCGCTAAGCAGGGTCTGGACAGCGTAAAGGGCTCACAATGGGAAAAGACGTGGGATATGATGAGCACTTCTGAAAAAGAGAGGTACAAAAGAACAAATGCGAACTCGATCAAAGTAAGCTCTTATACATCCCATCACTATAACCCAAAAGGCGAAAAAACGTTAGGTCAGCAGAGCTTATTCTAAGATGTATTTTTGTGGGGTGATACGATGGATATCAAAAAGGCTATGCAGCTGTATGAGCTGAGGGCTTATCTGGAAGAGAAGAGGGCTGAGCAGAGTGAGCTGGAGGAACGCTATAATCCATATCATAACCCTACTAACGGACGTTTCACTAATAGCAGCGGTGGTGGTATGGGCGGCCTGCTATATGTTGCCAGAGGGCAAAAGGGCAAAGGTGTGCTTGCGTCGGTCAACAAAGGATATTCTGATGAAGAGATCGATGAAATGTATAGAGCTTCAAAAAGTTCCAATGGAAATGTCGCACAGCAAGCGACAAATATGCAAAACGGGTTGACAAGTGGAAATAATAGTGGTAGTATTAAAAATAAAGCAGAAGCACTTTCATCTACATTGGAAGATGGACAACATGGTGATTGTGGTAATCTCCATGATAGTTTGAAGAATAATCCCGCCGTTGATTATAGAGAGGTACAAGCACTAGACAGCCCTCTTTCGGAAGAGAAAATAATTGATAAACTGGGTGGGGGCGATATGACCAAAGGATCATGTGCAAGTCTCGCTCTTGCCTATTGTGCAAATAAAGCGGGTTATGATGTTACCGATTTTAGAGGCGGCGAAAGCTGTTACGAAGTGGCATCTGGTCAGTCAGACTTTAGTAAAAACCTTCCAGGCGCAAAGGTCATGGCGGCTGGGCCATCAGCTACTCCCGGAGCCAAAATGATATTTATCGACCGGAACATAGCTGAGGGTGAAGAATATATGGTCGGAGCTGCCAAACATACAGCCATTGTAAAAAAAGCGGGCGGGAAGCTTTATTATTTAGAGCTGCAGGAAGAACCCGGAGTGCGTTATAAAAATAGGAAAGGTGTGAAAGGATGGCGCCCTATGACAAAAGCCTCAACTTTTAAAAAGCGATTTCATGATGATCCAGCCAAACTTTCCGGAGGTGTATTTTATGGTGGGCTAGACATGGTGAAAGTCTCTGATGTACCGAAAGCAACAGGTTTTAGGGAAATGATGGGTTATATCAATACAGCACCCAGTAGTCAGCAAAAAGGGGTGAAAGGACATGCTAAATGATCTCAAAAGATATTTTTACAGAGAAAAAGGGAAAATAATATGGTGTGTTGGCTATGAAGAAGAGATCAGGGGGCCGTGGGAGTTTTCTTTTGACAAAAAGACCATATATAACTTCTGGACTGATTACGAGAAACTCAATAACGAACAGCGTGCGATATTTAACAGAGAATTTCCCGTAATGGCAAGTCTCAAAGATCCTTCAATTCCTGTCCCTCCCGAACCGGAAGACGATATGGAGGAAATCGAAGAGGAATACGAATATTCCAACTGATCCATTAAAACACATACCGTACATCACATGATGTGCGGTATTTTTATACCCCAAACGAGATGAAAGGCAGATATGCATAACAAAGGCACGGAGTACGCGCGGATGTGCGCGAAGGCGAAGCAGGGCGGTAAGATACCCATGTACGTCATAAAGCAGGGCAAGGTGTGGGTCAAGATCCTTGACGGCAAGGACAGGACCGCGTACATCGACGAGGAGGAGGGGGACAGGATCGTGAGCTGTCTGAGGCTCATGATGCATCCCGACCTGCTTTGTCCCATGGATGAGGGACTGGAGCCCTATGCGATGTGGCTCATAATGGCGGTGTTCTGCACGAAGTCCCGAAAGACGGGGCGGAGGCTGTACACTACCGCGATCCTGGAGATCGCGCGAAAGAACTTCAAGACGTTCACGTCCGCCGTGATCTTCATAATATCTATGCTGTTGGAGAGCCGTTTTTCACGGCTCTTTTCAGTTGCACCCAACTTCAAGCTGTCGTGTGAGCTGCGTGACGCGGTGTCGAAGATCATCAAGTCAAGTCCCCTGCTGTGCGATCATTTCAAGGTGTGCAAGGACTACATCTACTGCCACATCACAGACGTTAAATACGAGCCGCTGACGTATTCCAACGACCGCTTGGACGGCAAACAGGCGAACGTATGGCTGGCGGATGAGGCGGGGAACATGTCGGAATATCCCATCAGTGCAATGAGGATATCACAGATGAAGCTCAAGAACAAGCTGGGCATCATCATATCCACACAGTACCCGAACAACGACAACGGCTTCACGGATGAGATAGATCACGCAAAGAAGCTGTTCGACAAGGCGGAAAAGGGCAGCGGCGTGTTCGCGCTGCTGTATGAGCCCGATCCATCGCTGATAGAGCACTGGGAGACCGACGACCGAGTGCTGTATCATGCGAACCCGACAGCGGTGAACTTTCCGGAGACGCTGGACACGCTGCGGAACGACCGCACCATGGCCATACTCTACGAGGGGAAGCGTCAGGAGTTCCTGTGCAAGGAGTGCAATATCTCGTACAAGGGCATAGGCTCAGAGGGGTATATCCCGATCGACGTGGTGCGCAAATGCCGCGTTGACAGCATCGACTGGGAGGGGCGCACGGTCTATCTGGGCGTGGACCTGTCACAGACGGATGATAACACGGCGGCGGCTATGGTGGCATACGATCCCGACGAGGATATGATCTATGCAAAGGTGACGGGGTTCATCCCGAAAGAGCGTGTGGAGACAAAGACACAGGCGGAGAGGTTCGACTATAAGAAGG